GATGGCAGGACGGATGCGGAAAGCTATTACGGCGGATTCGCCGCCTACTATCAAGCGGGCATTTCCAACATGGACATGAGAAAGGTGCGCAGCGAGTACGGCGCACAGCTCAGCGAAGCGCAGAAATACGCGGCCTATGTCGCAGGACAGAATGATGCGATCCTCTCCATCCAAAGAGAGCGGCAGGCTGCGCCCTACGCCAAGAGCGCCGGGAGCGACAGCGGCCTGGTCTACGACGACTTTGTGCGGCAGGCTGTGGAGAGCGGACGCGCCATAGAGGATGTGAACGGAGAGACGAGGTCGTACCTCACCGCAGAGACGGCGGCCAAGATCAACAGCGTGGCAAAGTCCCTGGGCGTGCGGGTGCAATTCGTGGACAGCGTGCGCGGCGGCACCGCCAACGCACAGATCAGCGGCAGCACGGTACTGGTGGAGCGTAACAACCCCAACCCGGTCATGGCTGTTGTTGGACACGAAATGACCCACCGGATGCAGGAGCTTGCCCCAGCAGAGTACCGGGAGTTCCGGGACATTATCGCCCAAGAAGAGCAGAGCAGCATTCAGAGACGCGTTGACGCCTACGCCGCCCAGGGTGTAGCGCTGACCTACGAGCAGGCCATGGACGAGGTGGCGGCGGACTACGCAGGGCGCATGATCGACGACGGAAAGGTATTGGATCGCTTCATTGAAGCGCACAAGGAAAACCGGACTCTGCTGGAGAAGGTGCGGGACGCTATCCAGGCCATCGTCCGCAAGCTGACCGGGGCGGAGAAGAAGCAGGCCCAGACCGCCGAGGGCAAGCTGACGGCGGCCCTGGAGGCTGCGGCAAAGCGGACGGAGACCTTGCAAGGGGAGAGCGCCGATGGTACAATGAACACAACAAGAAATTCTTTGAAGGAGGACGGCAGGAATGAACGAGGCAAAGCAGGTAGCGGAGGACCTCAAAAAGGCAGCGGCAGAGAGTTTGGGCAGACCTTTAACGGAGAAAGAAATAAAGGGACTAGAAGCGTTCTCGGAGAGCTTTCTGCTGCTTCTGGACGATACGGAGGAGTAAACCCGTCTTTCGGGCAAACACCTATACGCTCCTGGGCCGAGGGCCATACAGTAGAACCGCCCGAGGGCAGCGTGGCCTATGCAGAGCAGCAGACGGCGGTGGACTACGGCGTGCCCAGCTTTGTTGTGTCGGACATGGTATGGTCCGAGAACAAGGGCCGCACTCCGGCGTTTGCCGCCGGTGGGCAAATCTACTTCCGAGAGATCCTGCCGGAGGAGAACCGGGGAATGTTTGCTCCGCATGAAATCACCCATGTGATGAGGCAGGTGGGTTACAAGCCCTATCTGGAGTTTGTGGAACGAACCTCTGAAATGCTGAACATGAGCGATCCGCTGACACGTCAACTTTTAGACCATACTGCAAAGCATCAGGGCGTGGATGGCACCGACGCAGACCCTACGCGACTGTATGATGAGCTGAACGCTACTATTTATGGGCACTATGCAGCAAATAAAATGGAAGGGTTGCACGCTTCTCTGCATCAGGTATTCTACGATTTTGATGCCTATATTTCGGAACTGGACGAGCTGCACGAGCGGTTTAAGGCAGATAACCAAAGGAAAACCCGCTTTTCCCTCAAGTCTCCTGTGGAGGAGACCTGGATCAGGCAGGCCAAGACCTTGCAAGCCGGGGTAGACGGAGATACAATGGGCGCAACGAGAAATTCTTTAAAGGATCTGACCGAGGGAGAGCGGAGCGCGCTGCTGCAATACAAGAGCAGCGAGAGTTACAAGATCAATGCCAAGCTGCGGGACGGCATCTCTCTGACCGAGGCGGAGCAGAAAATGGTGGACGAGCTGGACCACGCTCTGGAGAAGCTTCCCCGTGTGGAGGGTACGGTGTACCGCACACTGAACTTTGACGATGTTTTTGCCCCCCAAGAGGAGTATGAGGCTTTTATTGTCCAGCACGCCGAGGGGGTATTCACACGTTATAAAGCATATACTTCCGTATCGACTAAGACAGACGGGTATCCATTGGCCGATGGAACCCAATACGGCGTGACACTGGAGATTGCCAGCCGGAACGCCAGGGACCTTGCGGGCTTGGGGAACAACTTTGAAAGCGAAGCGCTTTTCCCGCGCCGCTCTGTGTTCGACATCACCAGGGTGACAACCGACAAAAACGGGCACACCCGCATCTATATGGAGGAGGTACAGATCAATGGCGGAGACCAGCATCAAGGACATGATACCCAAAAACGCGGCGTGGCAGTGCGCGACCTGCAAGAAGCACATTCCGCACACACTGACCTGTATGGCGTATCCGAAGCAGATACCGGAGGAAATTATGGACGGAGAGAAAACCTGCAAGGAGAGGGAGAAGAAGTAGAGCGCTACTCCCTCAAAGCCGGTACGGAAAACAAGAGTGCCGCCGCGCTTCAGGAGGAGAACGAGCTGCTGCGGGAGCGGGTGGAATACTGGAAGGGGCAGACCCGGCGTACCAAGCGCGTCACTACGGACAAAAAGGCGGTACAGAAGGCGGCCCGGGAGCTTATCCGCTCCTATGGCGCGGACCTGGACGCCGGAGACATCACCCAGGACATCCAGAGCCTCTACGACTACGTCGCAAGCGGCTATGACGGCAAGGACGAGCTGACCTACACCGAGGCACGCCGCAGGGCGGAGGCCATTGCTGAGAAACTGGTGGGCAACGCTGTGGCCGTGGATGAGACCTACGAGCAGTACAGCGATCTGCGGGCGTATCTGCGGTCCACCACCCTGTCCCTCTCTGAGGAGGACAGCAGGGACATCCCGGACTATGGAGACTGGCGCAAGCATCAGATGGGGCGCATGGTCATCCGCAAGGGGCACACCAACATTGACCAGGTGTATCAGGAGATGTCCGAGATGTGGCCTGAGTTTTTCGACGAACAGCGGGAGAACAACCCTGTGGACCAGCTGCTCCGCATCGCGGAGGTCATGGACGGCATCTACAACGTGGAGGAATACAACCCCTTCGACCCCTATATGCAGCAGGCCATCACCGGTGCGGCCAACGAGATCATGGAGCGGTTCTTTGACCTGCCCCAGACCCGGGCCACTTTCGCGGACCGTCAGGCCCGGAAACTGGACGACGCCAAGGCCAAGGGTCGGGAGCGGGTCCAGAAGGTCCGGGAGCAGAATGCAGCCCGCCTTGCGGAGCTGCGGCGGCAGAACCGGGAGCGGACCGAAAAGGCCGTGGAGCGGGAGCGGACCCGGCGGGCGGAGCAGATCGGCAAACTGAAACAGCGGTACAGGGAGAAGGACGCGGCGGGCCGGGAGCGCCGGAGCGCCCGTGAGCTGCGGGCCAAGATCATGCGCCACGCCAGCGCCCTGTCCCAGAAGCTCCTCCGCCCCAGCGACAAGCAGCACATCCCCGAGAACCTGCGCCAGGCTGTGGCTGCCATACTGGAGAGCATCAACCTGGAGAGCGCCTACACCACGGACCCGAACACCGGCAAGCGGGTGAAGGATGGACCCGGCACGCCCACCAAGCGCACCGAGGCGTTTCGGGCGCTGCGGCTGGCCTATGCGGAGATCGCCAAGGATGGCGGAGACTACACCCTTATCATTGACCCGGACCTGATGGACAACCTCAACGAGCTGGAGTCCATGAAAAACACACCTATCGCGGATATGGGCATGGACCAGCTCGCCACCGTATGGGCCACCCTCAAGGCGGTGGAAGCATCCATCCGCACGGCCAATAAGATGCTGGGTGCCTCCCGGTTTGAGACGATCTCCGGCTTTGCCGACGGTATCCGCTCCGACAACATCCTCCGGCAGGACCGTGGGGACTACCGGGGCATTGCCGGCAAAGTTGACCGCCTGGTGAACCTGGATATGCTGACCCCACAGGGCTATTTCCACCGGCTGGGCAAGACCGGCGAGGAGCTGTTCCGCATGATGCGCGCGGCCCAGGACCGACACATTACCATCATGCAGCAGGCCCAGGATAAAACGGCGGAAATCATCGGGAAAACCGACGTCAACAAGCTGGAGCGGGAGAAGCACACCTTTGAGCTGAGCGGTGGGAAGGTGACCATGAGCACAGCCCAGATCATGGGCCTTTACGAGCTGATGAAGCGCAAACAGGCCCAGGACCATATCCTTAAGGGCGGCATCCGACCCGACACTATCAGCAGCGGGCGGGGGCTGCGGGAGGACCGGCGCTCCGACCCCGTGAAGGTGAGCATGGACGACCTTGCCACCATCACCGGCACACTGACGGAGGAGCAGATCAGGATTGCCGACGGTCTGCAAAAGTTCATGGGGGGAAATCTGGCGGAGCTGGGCAACGAGGCGAGTATGGCCGTGTACGGCTACCGCAAGTTCACGGAGAAGGACTACTACCCCATCAAAGTGGACAAGAACCAGACCAAGCGGGACATCTCCAAAGAGGCGCAGGTGGCCACCATCGCCGGGCGCGGCTTCACCAAGAGCGTGACCCCCAAGGCGAACAACGCTGTCATGCTGGAGAGCATCTTCGACACTTACTCCAGCCATGTCAACGACATGGCGACCTATGCGGCGTGGCTGCCTACCATGGAGAACATCCGTCGCATCCGGGACTTCACGTTCCGGGACAGCGAGGGCAACCGAACGGGAGATGTAAAGTCCATCATCGAACGGGTATTTGGCAAGAACGGAAATGCCTACCTCAACAAGCTGGTGGACGACATCAACCAGGGGGTGCGGCCAAACGGAACCGGCAACTTCACCGACGCCCTGGTGGGCAACTACAAGGCGGCGGCTGTGGCCGCCAACATTCGGGTCGTCCTCCAGCAGCCCACGGCTATCCTCCGGGCTATGAGCAGCCTGGACCCCAAGTACCTGCTGGCCGGTACGGTCAAGCGGGGTGACTGGGCCAAGGTCAAGAAGTATGCGCCTATCGCCGTATGGAAGGACTGGGGCTACTTTGACATCAACACGGGCCGCCAGATGAAGGACGTTCTCCTATCCTCTGACAGTGTGATGGAGAAGGTCAAGCAGGCAGCTATGGCCGGAGCGGGCAAGGCGGACAGATTTGCGTGGGCGCGGCTTTGGAACGCTGTGGAGGCGGAGACGCGGGACAAGCGCCCCGGCCTCAA